CGATGACATATTCAAACGCGACTGCTGAACGTCGCTCACTTATTGATTTTGGTGGACGCAATTTGCTCGTGGCTATTGAGCAGCGTTTATCAATGCCGGATTTTGTCGGTCAAGGCAATGAAATCCGTTACTCGCTAGACGAATACCTGCGCGGTAATCCTTTGGAGCGCGCTCAGGTTTACGAAATCCTGAATCGAATTGGCGCAATGAGCGTTCAAGAGATTCGCGAAGAAGAGGATCTAATCGACACATGAAAATAACAATGCCGGTATCAATTACTGCGTCAGATGCAGAATCACGCATCATCGCAGGTCGAATTGTGCAATGGGACGCAGAAGGTAACACCTCAGCGGGTCGCACTAAGTTTCTACCTAACTCAATCCAGTTTGGTAAGAACACAAAACTAGTTTTAGAACATAACCAAACTCGTCCGCTAGGCAAACTCGTTGAGTGGTCTCAGGACGATACAGGTATTACAGCATCATTCAAGATTGCCAAAACAACCGCAGGTAATGATGCTTTGGAGGAGGCAGCGACTGGATTGCGTAGCGATTTCAGCGTTGGTGTAGAAGTAGATGCATGGGATAACAAGGATGGCGTTATGGCTATCTCATCATCGAAGTTAATCGAAGTTTCACTCGTAACTGATGGAGCAATCCCAGGAGCCGAAGTGGAAAAGGTAGCAGCTACTGAAACACCTGGTACTGCTGCAACCGAATCAACCCCGGAACCTCAAATCGAGGAACCTAAGACCGAAGGAGATGACCTAGTGTCAGAAACCGTTTCAGAGGCAGTATCAACCGAAGCGGTTGAAGCTGCTAAGGCAGAAGTCAAGGCGACTTCATATCCACTCAACTCACAAAAGGTTCGCAACCCAATCGTAGACAAGGCTTCATACTTGGAGCACTCAGTTCGCGCATCAATGGGTAACGAGGACTCAAAGTTGTACGTTGCAGCAGCAGCGGACACAACAGACAACGCTGGTCTAGTACCAACTCGTCAACTAACAGAAGTTATCAACGGAATCTCAAATGCAGATCGTCCAGCGATTGACTCAATCTCACGCGGTGCTCTGCCAGATGCTGGTATGACATTCGAAATCCCAAAGATCACAGTTGCTCCAACTGTTGCAGCAGCATCAGAAGGTGGAACACCATCAGAGACAGACCAGAATTCAGAATTCGTTTCTGTTTCAGTATCCAAGTACATCGGACAGCAGACATTCTCTCTAGAACTTCTAGATCGTTCATCACCAGCGTTCTTTGCTGAGTTGGTACGTCAGATGGAGTTTGCTTACGCAAAGGCAACAGATGCAGCAGTAGTTGCAGCACTTATCGCAGGTGGAACAGACGGCGGAAACCGCACAGTTTCAGCAGCTAACGTTGCAGACTTCGTATCAGATGCAGCTGTTTCTATCTACAAGGGAACACTTGGATTTGCACAGAACATCATCGTATCTCCAGAACAATGGGGCGCATTGATGGGACTTGTCGATGGTTCAAACCGTCCAATTTTCACACAGACAATCAACCCACAGAACGCAGGCGGAGATCTAACTGCTACTGGCGTTCGTGGAAACGTACTAGGTCTTAACCTACGCGTTGACCGTAACCTAACAACAGGTTCAGGCGTTGGCGATAACACAATGATCATCGTTAACCCAGATGCGTACACATGGTACGAGTCAAGCCGTCTACAACTCCAGACAAACCTAATCTCAACAGGTCAGGTACAGGTTGGATACTACGGCTACGGCGCAGTCGCAACTAAGTTGGGCGCAGGCGCATATCGCTGGATGGTTGCATAACCACTAGCACAATTAATCATGGGGGGGCGGTTGCTCCCGATCGCTCCCCCAGCAGTTTAGAGAGGATGAAATGCCAAGTATTATCACAGCATCAGAGTTGAGAAGTGTGCTTGGTGTTTCGTCTGCTCTTTATTCAGATGCATATTTAAACGATATTATCGATACATCTGAGGCAGTTATCTTGCCTTTGCTTACTACTTTTTCATCACCAGTTGCCAAGGTTTCGCTGACAGATAATGTCGCAACCTTCACGACAGTAGGAATCCATGAGTTCACCGAAGGACAATCAGTTGTCATCGCAGGATGCGGATCTCCATTCAACGGCACAGTTACAGTTAATGATGATCCAGATGCATACACATTTACAGCAAACATCACTAACGCCGATGTCACCGAGCGCAATGTCATCCCTAGCGGATCCGCAACTCTCTCAGGCGCTGCTACATATGTCGGCGTTGCTGCGGTCGAATCCGCGATCATCGTAGTTTCAGTTGAAGTTTTCCAATCTCGTACTGCTCCAGGCGGACAAATTGAGGGCGTAGATTTTGCTCCGTCTCCTTACCGTATGGGACGCAGCTTGTTTAATCGTGTCGTAGGTTTACTCGGACCGTACATCGATGTTGAGACGATGGCGCAATAATGCCAAGCACAATCCTCTCATCAGTTCGCACTCCTCTTGCCACCGCACTATCTGGAGTATCTGCAAACGTATTTAGTTACGTCCCAGAGCAGATCCCGGCTCCTGCGGTTGTCGTCGTTCCGGATTCTCCATACATGGAGTTTGAGACAATCGGCAAGAGCACCTTTCGATGCAAACTCAATTACACAATTACTTGCTGCGTTGCTTATAACAGCAACCCTGCATCACTTGATAACATAGAACAACTAATCACAAGCGTTGTGGCGGTTATACCGGCTGGATACGATCTCCAGGTAGTAGACCGACCAACAGTCACACAAGTAGGCGCTAGTAACTTGCTAGTCGCGGACATACGCGTATCCACCTGGTATACGCAGACAGCATAAGGAGAACCAATAATGCCAACAACAGTCATTACGGGTCGCGACCTCGTTCTAACCATCGCAACAGTAAACTACGATGCTCAGACAACTAGCGTGACTCTCGTGAACAGCCCAACAATCGACGTCTACCAGACTCTCGATGGCAAGGCTTACAAGCACACAGACGATCAATGGACTCTTAACATCGAGTTACTTGCTGACTGGGGTGCAACATCATCACTATTCGAAGCAATGTGGGGCGCAGCTGATGCAAACCCAAACACAACTCTTGCGGTATCACTAACGGCCGTAACAGGCGCAGTATTTACTTGCAACGTTTTGCCAGTATTTCCAACAATCGGTGGAGGCGCTCCAGGCGCTCAAACTGATACTTGGGCTCTGACAGTCGTTGGAACACCAGCAGACACATTCAGTTAATATCTAACAACGGGAGCATAGATGAAACTACCAATCACAATTACATATAACGCTGGCGACTCTGCTACTTATGTGGCACAACCGCCGGAGTGGGCGAAGTGGGAGAAGGCAACTGGCAACACGATTTCTCAGGCTAATGACAAGATTGGCATTTGGGATCTTATGTTTCTGGCTTATAACGCTTATAAGCGAGAGAACGCTGGAAAGCCTGTTAAGTCTTACGATGTTTGGTCAGAGACCGTTGCTGATGTAACAGTCGGAGACGATAGCCCAAAAGCCACCAACCAGGAAGCATAAGGCGGATCCTCGTCAATCTAGCAATAGAGACGGGGATACCGATGCAATACTGGGAGGATGCAGACGACATATTAACGGCGATAGATATTTTGAAGGAGCGATCGGATGGCAGATGAAGTCAAGATCGCTTATGACAAATCAGATCTACGCGGTATTACCAGGGCTTTCAAGGCGATGGACGATCAAGCCATCGAAGCTGCTAAAAAGGAAAGTTCTAATCTTGCTGAGTATGCTGCTGGACAGATTAAGATCGCAGCAGCGACTCGCACGGTTTCAGGTACTGCTGCTCGCCGTATTGCTGACGGAGTTAAGGTAAGCAAGACATCTAAAATCGGTGAGTTCAGTTATGGATTTGCCCGTCAGAAGTTTAGCGGTGGCGGTTCAACTTTAGATTTACTTTATGGTATGGAGTTTGGATCTAATCGCTTTAAGCAGTTTCCAAAGCGTACGCCAAACAAGGGCAGAGGTAACTCAGGTTACTTTATTTACCCAACCCTGCGACAGATCCAGCCGGATCTAGTTCGTAAGTGGGAGGAAGCATTTAGCAACATTTTGAAGGAGTGGGATTAATGGCAGGCAATAGAACCCTTAAACTTTCGATCCTTGCTGATGTCGATGATCTCAATAAGAAATTAAAAGCTGCTAATGGCGACGTCGAGGAATCGGCTGGCAAGTTAGAAAAGTTTGGCAAGGTCGCAGGTGCCGCTTTTGCTGCTGCTGCAACCGCAGCTGCTGCCTATGCAATCAAGATTGGCGTTGATGGTGTTAAGGCTGCAATCGCTGATGAACAATCACAGTTAAGACTTGCTGAATCATTAGAAAAGGCAACTGGTGCTACCAAGGCACAAATTGCAGCTACTGAGGATTCCATTGACAAGATGGCTCGGGCTACAGGCGTGGCAGACGATAAGTTACGTCCAGCGCTTGCTCGTTTGGCTTTATCAACTGGTGACGTTTCAAAGGCTCAGGATTTACTTGCTCTTGCTCTTGATATTTCAACCCAGACAGGCAAGCCACTCGAAGGCGTTGCCAATGCTCTAGGTAAGGCTTATGACGGTAACACAGCAGCTCTTGGCAAGTTAGGCATTGGCTTATCATCTGCTGAATTAAAAGCGATGTCATTTACTCAGGTACAGACTCGCCTTAGCGATCTCTTTGGCGGAGCTGCTGCTGCAAATGCTCAGACTTTCCAAGGACGCATGGATCGACTAAAGGTTGCTTTTGATGAAGGCGTTGAAACAATCGGTACTAAGTTACTGCCAATCATTGAAGCCCTTATCAAGATTATTATTGAAAAGGTCGTACCGGGGTTTGAAAGGTTTGCAAAACTCTTTGATCCAATTAAAAGAGCCATTGATGATAATAAAGAATCTTTTCAAGCATTAGGTAATTTTATCGTAGATTATTTGGTTCCAGTATTTACGGTTACATTAGGCGGAGCAATCTCCTTTGTCGCCAAAATTGCAGCTGGAGTCGTCAATGTGGTTGGTGGCGTTATTAATGTGATTCGCAGTTTAGTATCTGGTGCCATTGATGGAATCAACGCTTTAATTAGGGCTTATAATGCAATTCCAATTCTGCCTAATATTCCAACAGTTTCTAAGCCAACATTTACTGAACCATCAATTACGACAACAAAAATAACTACTCCAACATTTACTGCGCCTACTATTTCAGCGCCAACAGGCACTACAGGTTCTACTGGTGGATCAACAAGTTCAACAAGTTCCGTATCCTCGGCTGCGACTAGTGCTGCAGCTGCATCAGTAGCGATTGGATCATTTAGCGCTGGGTCATTTAGACAGGCTGAGGCTCGCACCTCGGGCGATACTTACAACATCAACGTAACAGGAGCCTTTGACAAGGAAGGCGTAGCCCGTCAGATCGTTGAAATTATTAATGACTCGACGGCTCGCGGTGGTGGCGGTGGAGTTGGAGCGTTCCAGATCGCATGAGCCAATACACTCCTGAATGGCAAGTAACCATCAATGGCGGTGGGGATTACACCAATCTAACTTTAAGTAATCTCACAATTACCTCTGGTCGCCAAGATATCTATTCTCAGGCTTATGCTGGCTATTGCTCAGTTGAGATCATCAATCTAGATCTATCACCTATTGTCATCGACATCAATGACCAGATCATCATCAAGGTCAAAGACTCAACCGGAACCTTTATAAATCTATTTGGTGGGTATGTCACAGACATCGATTTAG